GGCGTATCCGGGGCCCCAGCCGCCGGGGGGGACGTTTGCAGCGGGGGGCGCTGGATTTAGACTTCGCCAAGGCTCGCTGACGCCCTTGATTTCGCCTAAAACATTGCCGCCAGGCGCTGATTGCGCCGCCCCTTCGAAGCCAGCAAAATCACTGAAGTCGGCCAATGTATTCGGCATAACATTACCAAGATTGCCTTGCAATGGCGCGGTGCCACCAGAGAAGGCCTGCGTGCCGGGGAATGAATTGACGTTCGGCAGACCTGAAAACAGTTCGCCCGTGGTGCCGAGGCCGCCCGTAGCGTTGGAAATTTCCAAGGCCCGCCCGAGGGCCGGCAGGCCTAGATCAGCGGATGCCGACAGATTGCTGCCGAAGAGGTCCATGGCATTGCTGAGAAGATTGCCAGTGCTTGGGTTCGGGGTGCCAAAGGCATTGGTGCCGCTTCCCTCGGAACCAAGCAAGCCCTTGAGCGGATTATCAATGCCAGCATGCTCCAGCAGGCTTTTACCTGTCAGGAAACTGGATAAATTGTTGGCGCCGCCCAGCAATGACAGCGCAGACAGAGCGTTGCCAAGGGTGCTGGTGTCCGTGCCGCCGCCGAAGTCGCCCGAGGTCATGCCGCCACCACCGCCGCCAGAGCCGAAGCCGCCAGACCAACCGCCGCCTGTTGGCGAGTAGGCATAGGCGGCGGTCGGGGCGTAGGTTTGATAGCCAGGCGCTGTCAGATATTCGGGCGTCGGTGGCGCCCAGGTTCCGATAGGCATCAGACAACGCTCCTGATATTAGTACCTTGCTCGCCGATCTTGTTGGCCAGCTTGATACCTTGCAACCGCGCCTCACCCTCTAGCTCGGCCTGCTTGAGTTGCATCTCCATCTGTAGCTTTTCGCGGGCCAACTGAATATCGGCCTGCATCTTCTCGCGCTTGATGGCGATCTCCGCCTCGGCCTTGGCCTTGTCTATTTCGACCTGTGCCATGGCGGCCTGCGCCATCGGGTCGGGCTGTTGTTCCTGCTGCCCCATCTGCTGCGCCATTTCCGGCGGCACTGAATTGAAGAATTGACCGGCGTCTTTGAAGCCGGCGGCCTCTACCATCTTACGCAGGGTGCTGACGTATTGATTGATGCCGACCACAGGATTGGATGGCCCGAGGGTCTGCAATAGCTGTTCCTGCTTGCCGGCGATCTGTGCCAGCAGCGCCAGCTTCTGATCTTGTTGCGTGGTGCCCAGGCCGACATTAACCACTAAGTCAAATCCGTTGGACCAGGCGCGCGGGTCCATTTCAACGAAATTATTCGTCAGGCGGATTATCTGCGGCACGTCTTGGTAATGCGTGACAAGGCGCAGGATGCCTCTGAACAAATCACGGAAACCTGTTTCGGCAAACACGCGGGCGATCTGTTCCACCTTGCATTGGGCCGCGCTGACAGTAGCCGCCACGGCCGTGGCCGTGCTGCTCTGGAGGGAGTCGGGGTCCAAGCCCATTGAGGCCTTGGAAATGCCCGTGCGCGTCTCTCGCACGTTGTCCAAATATTCAAGCAATGGGAACGTAGCCTGCCAGACCGGCTGTATGGGTAGCGGCTGCACCATGCCTGGCGCGCGAACGCGCACGATGTTGCCGGGGCGGTTCTCCATCAGGTCGCTGATGTTCACCTGACCCTCGACCGCCATCACCCGCGGGTTCGTGGATTGATATGCACCATCCATAATTTGGCGCAGCACCGTGGATTTTAGCAGTTGGAGGTCTTGTGTGTCGTCCGTGACCGACCGCCCCACCAGGCGATGCGGAATTAAATGCGGCGTCAGCGTGGCGAAAGGCAGGGCGTCGAATGGCTCGTCTTCCAGTATCTCGCGCCCCGCGCCGACGCAGAAAAACCGGCGCAGTTCGGAAACGCCCGTGCCGTCGTCAATCTTCAGGTAGGCCTCGATCACCTCGACCTCGCGCCTGCTTGGGTCGACAGTGCTATCGCCGCCGCTGCTGGAAAGGTCTTGGAAGCGGGTCGTCACTTCCTCCGATAAGCTGCTCTCTTCACCGCCGGCATAGCGTTCGATCTCATCACGGTCGTAGCCCATACCAATCAATTCGCTGATCGACATCATGCGGCGGTGACCGACGAAGTCTGCATCCTCCAGGGACTTGGCGCGGCGGGAATACAGGAACTCCTCGGGCGGCACGTTCTCAAGGACGCACTGCCCGTTTTCCAGCTTGCGGCGGATTTTTACCGAGTAGGTCGGCGGCAGGGGCGGGCGCGCTTCGGCGTATTCGTCTTCGGGTGCGTCAGCATCATCCTCGGCATAAGCCGCGTAGGTAATTTCCTGCTCAAGGATTTCGACCTTGGGGTCATTGACCAACAACGCCAGTTGATTTTCGGTCAGGCCCTCATAATTTTCCGGCGCGTCAAATTCAGGATCTCTCCAGTAGAATTTACAGATTCCGAGTCTGAAAACGAGCGCATCGTGCATCCAATTCTGGATTATTTTATAACCCGGATTCTGATCCGTGACGATCCAGTTGACGTACTCACTGGCCTGCTTGGCAGCGTCTTCGTCCTCTGGGTGGCGCGGCTGGAAGCTGACGAAATCCTTGCTGCTGGCAAAGATTTTCATCAACGACGGCATGATGAAGCCCACCGTGTCGGCCACGTCGCGGCTGACAACCTGGCTCTGCCCCTCGACCTCGTTGCCGAACTTCTCGCCGTAATAGTAATTCGTCGCAGTGTCGCGGAAGCCGGTGTGCTCTTCCTCCTGATAGAGGACAGCGTCATCGATCTCGTTCTGCACGATGCGATGAATTTCGGTGGCGTCGAGCTTTGGCATATTTTTACCTTACCTATCGCGGGTCAGGCCGCGGCGTCCAACAGGCCGCGCGGTACGCGCTGGCGGTTGTCCATAATCATGCTGGGCGGCGGTGCCGGTTGCTGGGTACTAAGCAGGCCGGGGGCAGCGGCCGCGGCTGGGTTTGCCGAGAATAGAGGCTGGCGGCCAATGGTCTTGCGCATGGCGGGGGTTATGTCGATTGACCAGGCCTTATGGATGCCGCCGCTTTCTAATTTCATCCTTCCACGGCCTTGCAATTCGTTGTCTAGTCTATGTTGCGCCTGCGCTCTTGAATAATCATGGCCAATAGGAACGCCATGTTCGTTAATTATAGAATAAACCTCATCCCCGGCGTCAATTTCCCTGGTTCCAACCTTCGCGTCCTTGTCCAGACGCCTGGCGATCTTCTGCGCCTTCTTGGGCAGCATCTTGTCGTAGAAGCTGAACATGCCCTCGCCGCCGACTTGGAGGTCAACGCCTTTGAAGCTCTTGGCCAAGTTTGTCACTCCAAGAGGAGACGCGCGCGGCGGGACAGCAAGCACCTTTTCCGCCATCTCCTTGCCAAGCACATCAGACAGATCTTTCCCAATATACTCTGGGTGCCCGTCAGTGATTTTTCCGGCCTCATCGTACAGCATATCAAGGATCGAGTTTCCGTCCTTGCGAACATCGACAAACCGCCCACCATCGACGTGATTGATGACATCGATCTGATCGACCTTCTTACTCAAATCATACCGATCCGCCTGCATGCGGCCCGTTGTCCAGGCCACGCGGTCGTAGCCCTCATCGGCGGCCATCTTCATAATGCGCATCATCGACAGGTCAGACCATGATTGCTTGAACGGGGCGTCGGGGACGCCTCCATCGGGATCGCGGCGCCTAATGACTACATTCCCCCTGATGCTTTCGGGTAAGTCTGCCACAAAGGCACGGGCCTCTGCCTCTGTTCCCATAATTGCGCTCGTGTGCTTACTTTTGGTATTTACGGCAACGAAATACGGCTGTTTATACCCTTCCCGCCGCCCCTTCTGATGCCAATCGCTCTGGATTTCCTCGATGAACAGAACCTTCTTGCCATCGGCATCTACGCGGTCGTTCATGCGGACGTGGGCGAGGACGTTGGGGTCTCCGAAGTGGCCGCCCATGAAATTGGTGGCGGCAGACGCTTTTGGCTGCTTATTGCGGATAACATAGTCAAGGGCTTCCTGTTGATCTGGAAATTCCCGCTTCAAAATTTGGAGCACAGTGTCTGGGGTCTTAAAGTACCAAAACCGCGCCGGGTCTGTGGCATACATGCTGATGCCGGCGGCATCCGTCCCTGGCACTATGGGGCTTACATTTTCGGGCGTGTACCGAAGCACACCCCTTTCCGGCATCTTCAGCAGCACCTCGCGGTAGTTCTCGCCGCCGGATATCTGAAGATTTGGGTCAGAAAATTTCGGTGCCAGTAAACCCTGTGGGCTGGCTTCAATTCCTTCCGCCCGGCGCATAAGATCGTCGTGCTGGTCGAATATCACCCGAGCGGCATCCAGATCACCAGATGCCTGAACCCGCTGCCCCTGCAACATCAACTCATCGGCCTGCCGCACAAGGGCTTCCGGGTCCGGGCCGCCGTAGGTTGCCTGTTCCACGTTGACACGGTTTTGGCGCACGAAGTCCAGCAGCTCGTCTTGCGTGACGCTGGGGCGGGCGGCCAGGAATTCATCCAGACCCATCCACTGCATCTCTTCCTTTTTCGCGCCGAGATTGGCCAGCGAAGCACGGGCCTGGTCGGGCGTCAGCGTCTTCTGCTTCAAGTTCAGCACGGCCTGTTCGGTCGGGCTGTAGAAGCCGAGGGGGCTTACTTCCGCTGGGTCTGGCCCCAAAGGCGGACCCTGGTTATCGCCGACACCGCGCCGTGCCATACCAGACGTCAACGCGCCTAGTGGAGCCCTGGCCAACAGGCCCGGCGCAGACGTCATCGGCGTGATGTTCAACAAATCAGCCGGCGTCGGCATCACGCCCGTGTAAGGCGCTTCCAATACATTCAGCAAGCTGCCCCCCATCTCGCGCGCCATGCCGGGAATAGCAGGCTTGAACTCTGTCTGCATAATCTGCGGTGCGCCATAAATCGGGTCCAGCGGCGTGCGCGATTTCATGGGCACGAGGCCAGGGGAATATTGCCAGCCAGGGTCAGGTGCCAGCAGGCCGCGCAGCCAATCCAGCGGCCGCGGTTCAGACAACAACCCAGGCATCACACAATCCAGGCCGCAGACGGATAATCAATCGGTTGCTTCCAACGCTTCGACATGGCGCCGCGGGTGACCATGGCCGCCGTGCCGGCAAAGGTGAGACAAAATGCGTCAGCCACGTCGGGAGAGGAAACGCCGCGCCTTTTCATTTCATCTTTCGATTCAATTTTCATTTTTCCGCTGCTTGTGAAGGCGTAACGCGGCGCAACCAATTCCTGCGCCAGCATTTCATTGTCAGGCAAAATACAGTCCTTGGCCTCTAGCCACTCTTTGGCGCGCAACCACAGCTCGTCCCGCAATCGCATCGCGCTGGGATGCATAGCCGAACTTTCTGATACGTTGACCGAAACCACCGGGTGACCCAGTTCCTGCAAGCGGTCAGCAACCCCTGCACCCAGCCCAATGGCGTCAACAAGAATTTCTTCAACATGGTCTTCCTCCTGTTCAACCTCATGCACGATGGCGCCGACTAACTGCATCAGATCGAGTTGCCGCCAGGTCTTGATGCCGACCACGGCGTTGCCCTTGCGTTTGACCAGGGCCGATTTGTCGCTGCCGTGTCTTGCAACATCGACGCCGTAAACCAGGGGCGCCGTGTCGACCGCATCAACGTCGCGGGCGATGGCCGCCTCAATCAGAGACGGCTGGATCAGGCTTTCGCCGTCGTCCAGGGCGAACTCGCCTAATACGCGGACGCGGTAGGCGTTGCTTTCCTCGCCGTAACGCTGCGCCATGTCGGTGAGGAAATCAGCGGCCACCAGAGGGCTGTCGGCCGACGATATGCGCCAGGTTTTCCAACTGTCGGCCAATTCATGGTGCGTGCGGTAAAACAAGCCACGGTTGCGTACAGGGTTCCCCAGCAGCAGGGTTGTGGCATTGTGCGTGGACATGCTGCCGGCGCCGGATTCGAAGACCTCTTCAGGTATGCCAGAGGCTTCGTCGGCCACCAGCAAAACGTGCTGGCTGTGGACGCCGGCGAGGCTCTCTGGACGGTCGCGGCTGGCGGTGCGGCAGGAAATGAACGCTTCCGTGGGGGACGATTTTAGCACCACGCGGTCGCTGGTGGCTTCCAGTAGCTTGGCGATGGGCGCTGGTAGGCGCTTCATCAGGTTCTTGCATTCCGCGAACAGGGCGTCGTAAAGCTGGGACGCGGTGGGCGCCGTGGTGATTACTTTGCAGGGGTATCGCGTAAGTAGATACCAGAGCATGATTGCTGCCGCGCAGGTTGATTTACCAACTCCGTGTCCGCTACGGACACTGAGGCGCCGGTCGCCCAATGAGACCGCCAGCATGACTTCCCGCTGCCATGCCAGGGGGTCCAGATCGAGGCAGTTTTTGGCGAAATCGACGGGGGCGTCCTTGTAGCGGTTGGTGAATTCGGCGTAGATGGCTTTGGTGGCGGCACGGGTTGTTTTCTCCACCATTTTTGCACCATATGATATTTTTTTTCGCGGCGTATTTTTTTTGGCACCACATAGCCGCGGGGGGTATACCACTGACACCGCCCCCGGCCCGCCGGCCAAGGGGGGGGGGTCGCCAGAAGGCCCTGTAAGCCCCGTCAGGCAAAAAGTGCCCGAAACCTAGGCCGGGGTGCCAAATCTTCCGACTTTCCGCTGTACGGGCCTCTTAGGCGCTTCAAATGGAGTCTGGCGGCTGCGTGCAGGGTGGTGTGCCCAGGCGTCTGCGCCTGTTGCAACGCAACCGGATTACCACCATTGCGGGAGCATCTCACGTTGTGCGGTGCGGTGTAACCCGTTTTGCCAGCTAAGTCATTGATACTAAACGATAATAATCAAATCCCATTATCCGATAAGTAGCATTATGACAAGTCTCGCCGTTTTGCAGTGCAAAATCAATGCCTTACGACACCGTCGGATTCCGGCGTTATGTCAAGTGTATGAGGCGTTCCGACCGCCGGTTCCGGCGCTGGTTTCGCCGGCTCGGGTGCTGGTTCCGGTTCCGGCGCTGGTGCCGGCGCCGCGGCAAGCTCGCGCAGGGCCTCTAAGTGGGCCTCGTTGGCGTCGACATTCTCGATCCGTTGTTGTTCTACGATCAGCCCGCCGAGCTTGGCCAGGCCGTTCGCGGCGGCAACGGCAGAGCCAGTTTGCCCCCGTTCCAGCGCCATTGTGAGCGCTTCGCGTAGCGCTCCCGATACCTCGCCGAGGGTGATTTCGACATGCTTGTCCGCCCGGGCACGCAGTTCGTCAAGCCTAGCCGCGACCTTGCTGTTATCGAGCAACTCCGAGGCACGCCGATGGACCGTCTCTTTTTTGCTGTTTTCTGCCGAATACGCCGCCCGGTATGCTTCACTCGCTGACTTGAGTTCCATGAACTTACGACAGAAGTCTTCCTGCTTGGCGGTCAGGCGCTGGTTCGAATGCTTTGGCAATCCCAAATCAGGCA